AGGTTAGCTGCATAAGGGTCAATGTAAACTCTGAACTTACCATTGATAGTACCAGCAAAGGTGTTGCCAGTGTCATCAACGTTCAGGTTCGAGTTAAGAGCTGGGGTGTAATCCAGGATACCCGCCATTGTAAGAGCAGAAGCCACATCAGCTGAACAGAGAACCATGTTCCCTTTTCCGCGACGAGTTCTTTGTGCGATCGCGTTAGCGTCTCTTTCAATCTGGAATAGAAGTCCTTTGAACTTCTCAACAGACCATCTACCATTGGAGTCAATGTCAAGGTCGAATACACCAGCGTTAGCGGTGTTAGAAACAGCACCCTGTTCTGCAACCTTGTAGATAGTTCTGATAACTTCTCTATTGATTTCAGCGAGGATCTCAGTAGAGAGGATGTTAGCCAGTTCAGCCTCAGCGTTTAGTCCGTGGATGGCTTTCAAGTCTTGAGCCAGTTCTAGACTGTACTCAGCTTTCAGTGCTCTGGACTTAGCTGTAACGGTGACTTTCTCAATCGAGAAGGCCATCTGGTTGAACTCATTGCCGGTAGCATCACCCAACGCTTCAGCGTTGGCGGTAGTCATACCTTCACCAACGTTATAAGATGTAGATGTAGCAGTACCAACTGGGTTCAGAACAGATGGGTTAACACCTGACTGTGAAGTAGTACCAATACCAGCGGCTGCATCAGACATACCACCAGTAAGGTCAAATCCACTACCCTGACCAGCATAGGCTGAATCTGCTTCATTGAACAGAGCTTCAGTACCAGTCTGATTAGTGTATCTGGACCTCATTGCAAAGATTAGTCCAGTAGGACCACTCATTGGCTGAACACCAGCTAGGTCATAAGCGACCAGATTTGGCATTGCCCGTCTGATCAAGGAGATCAAGACAGGATCGAAATTGGCAACTGAAGAACCAGTAGAATTGGTTGGAGCAGCTTCCATGAGGTTGATGCCATTGTTAAATGACTCTTCCTCTTTTAGAAATTTTTCTTGGTTTTCCAGCAGGACAGCGGTAACACTTCTACGATGAGCGTCTTTGATTGGATCAAGACCTTCATAGTCTAGAAGGGGCTTCCACTTTTCCTGCAAGTGTTCGGATTGGAACATTGCGTTTTTACCTAATTGTGTTTACGTTTGAATTAATAATTAACTCACTTGCTAAATGCGCCCATCGTCTTAAGATAACGATCCATAGTGCCACTTACAGGCTCAGGAGTGCTATCTACACCTTCGGAAAGGGTTTGTGGTGAACTGGATTTAGCGGTTGGAGCTGCTTTGGGGAAATAAGATTCCTTCAAAGTTTCCAACTTCTCACGATATTCTTCTTCACTTCCAAACTCAACACTTTCAGCAAGTGTAGCGAGCTTTTCTTTCTGAGTGGATGCTAATCCTTCAGAAACTTGAGATAGAATGCCATCAGCCTCAGACTCTGCGAGTCTCTTATTCAGGCCAACATTCTTCTCAATTTGCTCATTGAGTTTTGTTTCCATATCATCAAGTTTTTCTACCATACTCTCAAGTACATCATATTTTTCTTCAGGGATTGATACATAATGTTCTTCAAATAGTGACCTCATACCTCCTAAGAAGGATTCAGTCATTTCTGTTTTGAGACCGTGCTCGATAGCTAGTTGATTCTCGGTCATCCACTCTTCTGAAACGTATTCCAGATAAGAATCAACACGCTCAGTTAGAGATGTTCTCATCTCCGCCTTAGCCTCAGAAATCTTTTCTTGTTGTTCTGCTTCCAGGGTTTCCTGGATCTGAGCAACTTTAGAATTTAGAGCTGCTTCAAAAACAACCTTAGCTTTTTCTCTAAACTCTTCGGAGAGTTCTTCTCCACCTAGAAGTGCATTAACATCATCTTCGATGTTAACTTCAATTGTCTCTTGCTCGGAAACTACTTCTTCAGGAGTTTCAGTGGGCTCTTCAGCCACAACTTCTTGTGAATCTTCCACTTCTACTTCATCTCCTGATTTAAGATCTTTCGGTAATGAACCAGATTTGGCGTTTTTGTTGACTACATCATGTACAGTCTTGATCTTCGGCTCACTGATTTTAGCCGAGTCATTAGTAGGACTGTAGTTTTCAGGTGTAGGTCCACCTAGGTCCTCATACGAGGCTCCTTGGCCTGGTGTGATAGGCTTTACTTTTTCCAAGGCTTGATTGCCAGGAACAGCGTTAGCATTCACGGCAGTCTTAGACTGTTCCATTTCCTGTAATTTCGTACCACGAGACATTTTTGATTCTCCGATTTAGCTTTATTAAAACTATATTTATTTATAAATAATGAAATTTTATAGGTGCAAAGATACCTATAGAGTATTGAGAAAATCAGTAAACAGATCTACTTTTTTCTCATCAAGTTGTTTTTGTGTAACCAGGGTGTTAATTTCTTTGTAGATTTTGGCTACATTTTGTTCTCTAAGAACACCACCATCCCATACCCACTCTCTTCCTTCCATAATTCCTTCAACAAATGCATCAGGAGCAGAAGGGTCAGCAACGATATCAGCAGCTGTTGACAACATAAAGTCATCACTAACTACCTGAATTCCTTCACGGGTTGGCTTCAAAGAACCAATACCTCTAGAAGAAACACCAAGTTTTACACCCTCATCAATAAGAGACTTAGCGATATTCCCCATTGGTGTGTTGAGAAGTTTTGCTTTTCCTATAAAGTTTGATCCACTCTCTTTAAGTGAAACAATTTTATGGGAAACTCTATCAAGATTGACAGTAGGGCCTTCTGGGTGACCAAGTTCTCCTAGTGCTCTTCCTTTTAAAATATGGTTTTCATTATACCTAGAGACTTCCTTTCTCAAGGTTGCCATAGGATACATTCTACCATTTCTATTTTGAAGATCACCTTGCAAGAAGATGCCTTCGATATACATGTTTTTCTTACCGTTCTTTTCTTCAACGATAAAATCTACAGTTTCAATTTCTTCTCTAATGAGTTTCATCAGGAGTCTCCTGTCGTTTGAACTTGTTGGAAGTAAAGGGCACCAGCACCACCTGTTCCCCTATTACCTACAATAACTTGATCCCTCAATTCAGCGTAAGGAACAGTGGTGTTGTTATTACCTTTAAATGCTGTTGCAATACCAACCCCATAATCATTATTAACTACAATTCTGGTTCCAAAATAACCACTAACTCCTGCTGTAGTATTAACACTAGCAACAGTTTTATCACTAAATTCATAATAATTTTGACTTCCACCTGTTACAGTTAAACTAACTACCTGGCCCACATAAAATGGACAACCAGTTCCTTCTGGAAAATCAATAATAGTGGTTGCTCCACTAGTTGTAATTCCCACAACTCTTTGAGATGAAGGTCTTCCAATATTGATAGTGGTACTTTGACCACTAGCCAAATAAAAATCTGTTGTAGCTGCGGTGTGAGTGTTTCCTACTGCAATATGACAGGCACTTCCATCAGTTGAAAATCTCATACTATCTGATTGGTGAGCTTGATATGACCCGGCAGTAATGCTGCCTGCGGCAATTGCTATGGAAGCTCCACTCCCAACTGGTTGTAATGCCATTAATCTAAATTACAATAGTCCTTCTAGTTATTTATTATATTAAGATTCTGGAGAATACTGATCTTCACCAGAAATAACAGCAGCTGCTTTTTCTACTTCCGCTTCCACTTCAGCGTTAGATTCTGCCTCTGCATCCGATTCATCATCTAAATCTACATCCTGATTAAAAAGAGAATTAGAAACACCAGATTTAATTCCATCAATCTTTTCTGCACTCTTTAGAAAAAGAATATCCTTAATTTTATCGCTTGCATCTGAGGCCGAAACATCATCCTGCATCAAAGTATCCATCAGTTCATCCATTTTTTAAAGTTATAGCTTCAAAGATTATTTAGTATCATAAGAATGACTATAATTATATTCCATCATCATATTAAATTTCTCCTCCTTGAGGTAATTTATTAGGTGCTAATCTAGCTGGATCTGGATCTTTTGGAATTGATGTATTTTGGATAGCATTGGCGCCATTACCAGGATCACCCATTAAAGCATCGTCCATAGCCATTAATGCTGGATCTGGAATTGTGCCGTCCTTAATTTCTTTATCAATAAACTTATCCTGTTCAATAATTTCCTCGTCAGACTGACGAAGAATCTTACGTCTCACATAATCCTGAGAATAATACCTACCAACATAAGGTTCAGCCAAAGATGCTAGATTCAATCTTTCAGTAGTTAATTCCGCATCCTTCAATTCAGAGAAGTGATTATCATAAAGATAATCATATTGAATATGATCTTCCATTCTATCCCAATCTTCTGGAGTAATTACATTCTTCAGGAGTAATTGGGTCTTCAGCAAGTCATTAAAGAGATGAGAAAATCTCTTTCTCATTCTACCTACAAACTTACTGAACTTAATTTCATCTCTTAATATCTCAGATGATCTGCCAAGACTAAATCCAGCACCTTCCCCTTCAATTCTAGTTTCAGGAACGTTCAATGACCTATAAAGTTTTCTTTGGAAATAGTTAATATCAGTAATTTCTCCAAGATTCTGACCACCTGGAAGAGTAGTAATTTCTGTTCCTCTACCACCTTCACGGCGAGGTAACCAGAAATCTTCCATCATGGACATAAACTTCTTATCATCTCTGACTTCACCAGTATTAGCATCATAGACTAACTTGTTTCTATAACGCTGCATAACATCACGAAGGTATTGTTCTGCCTTAATTTTTGGAAGATTACCTACATCAATATAGAAAATTCTTCTTTCTGGTGCTCTTGATAGACGATAAATTACCAGACTATCCTCAATCATCATCAATTGATTGATTGGTTTGATAGCTTTATGTAACCAAGAGAGGGTAGTACCTTTATTTCTATCTACAAGACCTGAAGTACAATAAGTGACAGAATCACGAGTCATTTTTACCCCTTTTTGGGGATTTTGTGCTCCTCCACCATAAGTATTAGCATTTCCAACCTTATCATAACTTCCAGGAGTATAAACAAAATATTCCTCTACATCTGGAAAATCATAAACCGATGCTGGATTTTGTTCTTGAGCCCACTGAGGCTGATTCCCATTACCATTCTTATTTTTCTTCAATTGACGTACATAACGCATCTTAGATGCATCAATGTACCTTAATTCTTGAATTCCTTCATGTGGAGCTTTTTGATCAATTACTTTATTATAATATAATCTACCATCAATATACCAATTTCTAAAAATCTCATGAGCTTTTTTATCAAAATCTAAAAGCTCACAAACAAACTTAAATTCTTCTCTAATCTTCTCTTTAATACCATCACTGGCCTTGAGATTTGAAAGTTCTATTTCTATAGGAGTATCATGAGTATCTGTTACAATAGCTTCATTTACAATATCCTCAATAGCACTGTCGCACTCAGGATAAAGTGACATAGAACGATATCTTCTTATTAAATCATTCTCGGTTCTATAGACACCTTCAATATCTACATAAGAACCAAAAAACCCACTACTGATATAGTGTTCCGATCCATCCTGATTGTTGGGAGGGACCGGAGATACTACACCGGAAGGGGTTTTTTCTGTATCCTCAATTGAGAAACCAAATAATCTGGCAGTCATATCAATATATTCTAAGATTATTACCTCTTAGTATTTAGTTCATCAATAATTAGTAATTATGGTTTCTTAGTCTTGACTGT